CAATCAGGTAACAGCAAACCTTATTGGTAACGCAACAACTGCAACAACGGCAACTTATATTAACGTTCAGGATACAAGAGCATCTGCAACTACACCGCAAACAATGAACGCTAACCAAGGTGTTAGATTTGATTTTAAACAAAACTCAACAAATGGTTTAAGTGATGGTGGTACTTACAATGGTGTAATGTATTTCCGTAAATATGGTAGTGGTGGTGATTGGAGTGGTGGTGGAGCAAACGAATTAGGATTTACCGATAATGGTAATATGTGGTTAAGATATGGTAGTTCAACTACATGGGGTGCTTGGAGACGTATAATGGATACCACATCATATGCGTTTGCCGCTAATATGAACCAAAATGTTCGTACAACCGATGCTGTAACTTTTGCGGGTGTTACATCAACTGGAACAATAAATCTTAATAGTGGAAATGTTATTCAACTTTATACTTCAGCGGGTTCATTAAGGGGATACTTACAAGCTACGGATACTGATGATAATCATTTAATTATTGCAACATCTGGTGGTGAAGATATTGTATTTAGAGATGGTGGATTAAGTGGTGACCGTAATATGGTAATTAGAGGTAATGCTCAATTAGAAGTATATGGTTCTATTATTTCTCCAATTTATTATGATTCGGCTACAACATATTATGCGGATTTATCAAGCACAGGTACATCAATTAATATGCAAGGTTCGGTAAATGCCGTAACCTATAATAAACCTGGTTTACTATTAAATTCATCTGGAACATCATCAGCAGGAGCTGCGTTTGGTATGCAGCAAGTGACCGGAGAAGGTTGGACAGGTATCTTTGTGGATTATGAACCATATACTGGATGGGGATTATATCATGATAATCCTTTAAATTATTTCTTAATAACATCTGAAGGTTCAACTGGAGCAATTGGTGGTGGATTTACTGTACCATCAAGACAAAGTGGTAATAGAACTGCATATGTAAAACATAGATTTGACCAAAATAATGGTGACCTTTTAATCGGTGGTGATTTAAATGTGTATGGTGGTGATATTACAATTCAAAAAAGTGGTAATAACTCATATATAAATTTTGCAGCACAAACAAACGATCCTGGATATATTAGACATTACGAATCATCTAATACTGCGAGAATGTGGTTTGCAGCATCAGATGATAATGATACAAATGATTATTTTGGATTTGGTTCAACGGGCGATCCTGAAAGAGCATTAATTTATACAAATGGACAAATTGATGCACCTATATTCAGAGATAGAAACGATACTAACTATTATTTAGACCCCGCATCTACATCAGTATTAAATTATCTAAATATAAGAGGATGGGCTTTAATAGATACTTTAACTATTTCGGTAACTGCAGGGAACTGGTACACAATTGCTACAAATCCTGGTAATAGAGCAATGGCAACATTCCATACTTGGGATTACAATAGTGGATTACACCACCATCAGAAATTTAACGCAGGTGTACACTTTGGTTCTGCTGGAGCAGCAACATTAACTTTATTAGGTAAGTCTTGGTATAGTGCGGGTGGTGTTGTAAACAACATTCGTATTAGAGGTACTGGAACTTATGATACTCATTATTTACAAATTTATTGTACAAATAGTGGTACTTTATATATTGCAATTACTGATAATTACCATTCATCTGGATGGACATTAACAAATGGTGGTACTGGTAATCCTGGTTCATCAACATTTTGTGAAATTGTTCCAAACTCTTATCCTGGATTTAATACAAATCAAAGTATTTACACAGGTGGTACAATGTACGCAGCTGGTGAGGTGTATGGTACGATATTTAGAGATTCAAATGACCCAACAAATTATTTTGTTAATCCAAATGGCAACTCTCGTATTTGGTATTTGGGTATTCAAAACGGACAAGGTGGCGGTGGCAGTAATGGAACCGTTGGATTAAAATTTGGTGGATTGGGTGATTATCCATCACTTGAATTGGGTATAATTGATAACTACGATGGTATGATTCGTAGTTATGGAAACGATATTAGATACTATTCGGGTCATTGGAGAAGTAATGGTAATACTTCATCTGAAAACCACTCACACTATTGGTACACATCAAGAGCAGGTAGTACTGATTGGAATACTGTAAAAATGAGTCTTAACCACGATGCGAGACTTTATGTATTAGGTGAAGTTTGGTCTGGTAGTGGAAATAGTAGAAATGGTGGTGTTGCTTTCATTGCAAATGATGGTGCAATATTAGTAAGAGCTAGTGGTGATAACTTCCATAAGATTTGGTACTATGATGGTATTTCATTTGGTACTAACCAAGCACATGGTATCTTCCGTTTCTGGGGCGAAACAAACTCTCAAAGAAACAATAGTACAGGTGGTAACTCTTTAAGATTTTCAATTGATTCTACAAATGGTGTTGCAATCTCTTATGGAGATATGCGTTCAACTATTTTCTACAATTATAGTAGTACTGGTTGGTATGTGGATCCTGATGGAACAAGCCGTTTAAATAGAATTGATTTTGGTAACGCATCATATTATATTACCGCAGGTTCTTGGGGTATGCGAAATGTTACCCCTTATGGATACATTGAATTTGGTCCTGCCAACTCATCACATGCTCACATTTATACTGACCGTTCTAATTTCTATTTTAATACAACTGAATTGTATGCACTCGGTTATCGAATGGCATTATATAATATTTGGGTTGGAAACTTGTACTTTGGTACGGGTGGTGATATGTATGCAACAATATATAGAGATGCGAATGATGGTGGATATTATGTAGACCCAACCGATAGTGGAAATGCTGGTAGATTTAGAGGTGGTACTCTACACGGTCCTAACCCAACATGGGGTGCATATTTATATGTTGGTTCAAACGGTAGAGTAGATAGCTGGGCATCAGTTGTAACTACAAATGGTAACTTACATTTAGACCCTAGAAATGGATATGGTACATATCTTAACTGGTATGCGGGTGGACCTGTATATGTTGAAAATGAAATACAGGCAACAATATTCTATGATAGAAACAATACCGGATACTATTTCGGAAATGGACAAGGTGATACAAGAGTAAACTGGTTAGGTTCAAATAACCATTACATTTATCCTGGATATATGTTATACTCTGATCCAGGTGGTTGGACAGGTGAATATTATAAGATTCAATGGCATAGCTCACATGTTTATTATCAAACTTTAGCAAATGGTTATCATATTTTGCGTTATGGTGGTGATGGTCTTGAATCACATCAATTTGCAAGAGATGGAAACTATTGGAACAGATACATGGGTTGGATGTCCAACTACATGAACCAAAACGTAAGAACTGATGCGGGACCAACATTTGCGGAAGTTTATGTAAATGGTTGGTTTAGAAATAATAGTAATGGTACTGGACTCTATAACCAAAACAGAGGTATGCACTGGTACACCAATAATGGATATTGGAAATCAGCAGGTGGTGGATATGGATATGGTGGTATTGTATTGTATAACAACTACGAATCTGATTTAAGAGGATACGCTGGGTATTGGGATGGTAGTGGTTTCGGTATGTTGAATAACTCCGGAAACTGGCAAATTCGTATTGAGTATGGTAATGCTCATATGGAGTTGTATCGTATTACTTATGGTAACGATTTTAGAGCAAACATTTATTATGATAGAGATAATACTGGATATTATTTTGGTAGCGGACAAGGTGATACAAGAGTAAACTGGCTTGGTTCAAATAACCATTACATCTATCCTGGCTATATGTTGTATAGTGATCCAGGTGGTTGGACAGGTGAATATTATAAGATTCAATGGCATAGCTCACATGTTTATTATCAAACTGTAGCAAATGGTTATCATATTTTCCGTTATGGTGGTGATGGTTTAGAATCTCACTACATGGCGAGAGACGGTAACTATTGGAACAGATACATGGGTTGGATGTCCAACTACATGAACCAAAACGTAAGAACTGACTCTGGTCCAACATTTAGTGAAGTATATTGTAATGGATGGTTTAGAAACCAAGGTGGTGGTGGATTGTATCAACAATCTTATGGTGGGCACTTTAGAACAAACTTTAGTTCATCTTACACACCTTGGGAAACATTTGGATATTATAAGAGCGGTTGGGGTGGACAAAACTTCAATGACCCTTCTGGATATCATAACCATTTGATGTTTGAAAGTGGTAATGGTGGTGTTTATGTTCAAAATGGTAATGGATGGAGTTGGTATTATAGTAGACCTAATAACTGTTTTACAGCACCGGGTTCAACTACATACGGATGGATGCGTTTTAATATTGAAGGACCACTAAGAGTACGTCAATTCATAAATGTAAACTGGAATGCCGATGGTAATATTGATGCATTAAATGGATTTGGTGTATATTGGAGAAGTTCTGGTGGTTACCATTGGGTAGGACAGACGGATGGATATAATAACATCTACATGATTAATGGTGGAGGTTCTTTTGGTGGTGTAGTTTTGTATCCATATTATTATGGCTGGGTTGGTTATTCGGACTTAAGAGCGAAAAATATCACAGGATATATTAGTGATGTATTGGATAAAATAGATACTCTTACTCCTATATACTACACATATAAGTTTGATACGATTAAAGAAAATCCAGAAGAAGATACACGAATTAAACATGGTGTATTGGCACAACAAGTTCAATCTATTTATCCTGAATTGGTTAAGGAAGATGAATTAAGTGGATTGTTGACATTAAGTATGGAAAGTCTTATTCCAACACTTATTCAAGGTGTAAAAGAATTAAGAAATGAAATCAATTTCATAAAAGCACAAAACGAATATTTATTAGAAAGAATCGAAAATTTAGAAAATCAATAAGGTATGGCATTAAGAGTAACTACTCCAATTGGAACTGATAGAGGTTTAATCCAAAACGCTTACATAAGAATTGGCGAGTATAGGGTTTTAAAAACTGGCGAATGTATATTTGATATTCATATCTACAAAAGTCAAGAAGATGCAATTATTGCAGATTCTAGTATGGCTACTATTGGTAAAGCGAACGAAAGAACTTGTTTTAGTTTAGAAATAGGAAAAGAGGTAAAAATTGATTTAGGAAGAGAAATTGTAAAGACGGTTACTGTACCTAAAGAAATACCAATGACCGTTAAGAGGACTAAAACAATAGGTTCACATAGCTATGAAGTTACTGAAAATATGATTACATCAAGTTTACACACTTATGAAACTAAAATTAAAGTACCAAATTGGAATGCATTGCAAAATAATAATATATTTGAATTTGGATACGCAGTTTTAAAAGATAGACTTGTAGAATTATATGGTGCAGAAAATGTAGTAGATGATACTACCGTTTCAGTTGGTGTAGGACCATTTGCAAACGAATTAACATCAGATATTCTAGCGAGAGAAAGAGGTGATATATCATCTTTTGATTAAACTAATATTTATTTAAAATAAAAATATATGCTTACTTTTATAGAAGAAAAAAACATTTTCGGTAAAACTGCTAATGTTGTATTTACAAATGTACTTAGCTACGATTTAAATAATGATGATTGTAGATTAAGATACGAGATTAGATATAGAGACCCAAATAGGGAATCGGTAGCTATTCCAGATGATGTTTTAATTAATGGTGAATGGAAAGTTCCAAGTAATATTTTAAATTCTTGGAGTGGAAGTAACTATTATTTGGCTGAAAAAATGTGTGAACACTTGGGATTAAATCCTTTAAGTGGGTCATTAGGTTAAATTTAAAAAATAATAATATATGGGATATACATATGAATGGAAAATTGTAGGTCTTAAAAAAGGTAATAATCTTGACCATAATTTGGATAATGTTATAATTGGTACTCAATGGAAAGTTAAATGCACCGATGAAGATGGTGTTACTGGAGAATTTATGGGAGCAACACCATTTGATTTAAGAAGTGTTGATCCAGATAATTTTACTCCTTATGATAGTTTATCTGAATCTCAAGTAATAGAATGGATTAAAGACCATGTTAGTGGTTCTAAACCAACTAATTATTGGGACCATATTCAAGGTAGAATGGATAAAGAGATATTGGCTAAGAAAGCATCTATTATGAATGTAATGTCAGATGATTTACCTTGGTCACCTACATCTGGTTCAGTTGCGAGACCAATACCAGCATAATTTAATATAATTTAATAAATAGAGTATATCCAAAGCACGATTATGTGTTTTGGATATTTTCTTTATATTTATATGTGTATTTTTAGATGGAATACAAAATACAATTTAAAAATCTAATTGGAGAAATAAAATGGCAGAAAGAATCGTATCACCTGGCGTATTTACGAGAGAAAATGACCTTTCCTTCTTAGCGCAAGGAATAGGAGAAATAGGAGCAGCATTTATAGGACCTTTCAAACAAGGACCTGCTTTTGTTCCAACTATCGTAAGAACACAATCAGAATTTGAAGAAATCTTCGGAACACCTGATGGAACATATTTTACTGAATATGCAGTACAAAACTATTTGAGAGAGGCTGGTGTAGCAACAATTGTAAGAGTTGCTGGTATCGGTGGTTATCAAGAAGCTGCACCTATCGGTATATTTGCATCTGGTGGTTTAGTTGGAGAAAAACTAATTGGTGTTTTACACACAACTGAAAGAGGCAATCAAGATGTAGCTAAAGTAGCACAATTAATATCTGACCCAAGAGCTGGATACTCTGGTTCTTTTTTACTTTCTGGTTCAGATTTTGGCTTTGTTTCAGCATCTATTCTTCCAAGAGATACAAATGACCTTTCTGATGTATTCGGAACTTCTCCATTCGGTTCAAAGAAAGCATATACTTACGCATATTTTGAACATGAAGCATCAGCATCTTATACAAATGCTGCAATGGGATTAGAAGGTGGTACTGTTGTTAGTTCAGGTATTTTGCCAGTACAAAACTTTGCACAAGATGCACAATCAGCTGAAACTCCTTATGTACAATCACAATTGATTAGTGATGAGAGATTTAATTTATTTAAATTTGTAACTTTAGGACATGGTACATTATATAATACTAAATTCAAAATTGGTATTTCTAATGTAAAAGCAGCTGGTGAAGATGGCGGAACTGATTACGCAACGTTTACAGTAACAATTAGAGGATTTAATGATACTGATAAGAGAAAGACGGTTTTAGAAACATATAATAATGTAAACTTAGACCCTGCTTCTCCAAATTATATTTCTAGAAGAATTGGTGATAGATGGAATACAATTGATGCAAATGGTAAAATTACCGAAAATGGTGATTACTCAAACAAATCAAAATATGTAAGAGTAGTTGTATCAGATGCGGGTTCATTCCCAATTTCAGCAGCACCATTTGGACATGGGGCATACACAAACTCAATCACAACAACTTTAGGTGATTCAGTAAAAGTTCCAAAGGTAAGATTCCAAACACAATCTACCGGAAATAGTGCATCATCACCTGTATATTTTTCAGGTTTTGATTTTGAATCTGCGGGCATTTCAGCTGATAACCACAATTATTTAAAACCACTTCCAATAACTCAATATACTGGTTCAAATACAGCGTTTGCATTTGATGGAAGTATTAGTGGTGTAGCATTATCATATCAAATGACAGGTTCTGCATCAACTGATATGGTTAAGAGACAATTTGTTTTAGGATTTCAAGGTGGTTTTGATGGTTCAAATGTAGTGATTAGAGTTGCTAGACCAGGTATTAAAGATTATAATAACAATGAAATATGGGGTAATGCGAATACACAAGGATTCAATTGTTCAACTTCAACATCATCTGGTTCAGTAGCATATACTAAAGCAATTAACGCAATTTCAAATGCGGATGAATATGATATCAACTTGGTTGTGACTCCAGGTATTGTAAGACAATTACATCCTTCTATTGTATCTAAAGTAATTGATATGGTTGAGGAAAGACAAGATTGCTTCTATATCGCTGATTTTAACGATTACGATGATACAATTACTGAAGCAACTGAGCAAGCAAACGCAGTTGATTCAAACTATGTAGCAACTTACTACCCTTGGGTAAAAACAATTGATACAAACACAAACAAACTTACAACTGTTCCACCTTCTACATTGTTACCAGCTGTTTATGCAAGTAACGATAGATTAGCGGCTGAGTGGTTCGCACCAGCTGGTTTGAATAGAGGTGGTATTGTAGGAGCAGTTAGTGTATTGAATAGATTAACACACGCTGAAAGAGATACACTTTATGAAAACAAAGTAAACCCAATTGCAACATTTCCTGGACAAGGTATTGTGGCATTCGGACAAAAAACTTTGCAAGATAAAGCATCTGCATTAGATAGAATCAACGTAAGAAGATTATTGATTGCAGTTAAGAAGTTTATCGCATCTACATCTCGTTTCTTAGTGTTCGAACAAAACACTTCTGAGACAAGAGGAAGATTCCTAAGTACTGTAAATCCTTTCTTAGAAACTATTCAGCAAAGACAAGGTTTATTCGCATTCAAAGTGGTGATGGATGAAACCAACAACACTCCAGATGTGATTGATAGAAATATTATGGCTGGACAAATTTTCTTACAACCTGCTAAGACAGCGGAATTCATTGTAGTGGATTTCAACATCTTACCAACTGGAGCAAGTTTCTCAGCATAATATAAAAAAGAACAAAGTAGATATTTATTATAAAATAAAAGGTAATTAAAAATGGCAGAGATACTATCCTTCGATAAGATGTTCTATACGAACTTCGAACCTAAAATGAAGAACCGCTATATCATGGAATTCGGTGAAATAGCAATTCCTTCATTTGTAGTTAGTGCGGCTAACAGACCAAACATTCAGTTTGAGACTGTAAAATTAGACCACATCAACGTATATAGAAAGTTGAAAGGTAAAGGTGAGTGGCAGGATATAGAAATCACACTCTATGACCCAATCGTTCCTTCAGCAGCACAAGCGGTAATGGAATGGATTCGTCTTTCGCATGAATCTATTACAGGTAGAGATGGATACGGAGAAATGTATAAGAAAGATATTAATTTTAAAATGTTAGGACCTGTTGGTGATGTTGTTGAACAATGGACATTAAAAGGAGCATTTATCTCTCAAGCAAACTTTGGAGATTTGGCATACAACACAACTAATGAACCTACAACTATTACTTTAACACTTACTTACGATTACGCAGTTCTTGAATTCTAATCTAAGAAAAACAATATTAAGAAGGGGATACTCAAAAGGTATCCCTTTTTTATTTTCAATTTTTTTGATTTTATGTATTTATATATACAAAAACAATAACGTTATGCAAGAACAAAAATACGATTTTCCAACGGAAGTGTTGGATTTACCATCAGAAGGAAAAGTGTATCCAAAAGAACATCCACTATCATCTGGAAGAATTACAATAAAATTAATGACTGCAAAAGAAGAAGATATTCTTTCTTCTACGAACCTTATTAAGAAAGGGGTTGTGTTAGATAAATTATTTGAATCTATTATAGTTGATAAAATAGATATAAATGATATTATCATTGGTGATAAAAATGCAATTATTTTAGCTACAAGAGTATTGGGTTATGGACCAGAATATGAATTTAATTTTTATTCAACTAAGAAAAGTGAAACTATTACTGTTACCGCAGATTTAACACAGGTAAAGACAAAAGATATAGATTATTCTTTATTTAATAATAAAAATGAATTTGAATTCGTAACACCATTAGGAAAAAATAAGATTACTTTTAAATTCCTTACACATGGTGATGAAAGAGAAATAGAAAAAGAAATTGCAGCACTTGAAAAATTAAATAAAGAGACTTCTTATGATATTACCACACGTTTAAGATATATGATTAAAGCAGTGGACGGTATTTCTGATATTGGACATATTAATAAATTCATAAATGGAATGCGTGCATTGGATAGTAGAGCTTTGAGAGAATATGTTAAACAAATATCTCCAGATATGGATATGACTATTAAATATACTCATGAAGATGGTGAGGTGGAGGAGGCGCCTATTACATTAGGTGTTGGCTTTTTTTGGCCTAGCAGCTAATCATTCTATACAATTACACTCCCAAATATTTGATATGGTTCAATATGGAAATGGGTTTAGTGTAACCGAGTTGTATCATATGCCAACAAGATTGAGATTATTTTATTATAATAAGCTAGCAGACGCAAAGAAAAAAGAAAATGATGAAATAGAAAAAGTTAATAAATCTAGTAAAGTTAGGGTTAGAAGATAATCCTAACTTTTTTCTTTTATGGGATATTTATAACTGTTAAATTATACCT